GCCCGTAAGCTGTTGAAGCCTCCGCGCTTAATGCCCGGTACAACGTGCCAAGCTCACTACAAAACAACTGCTTTGCCGTGTCTCGAATCGTGATGTACTGATTCAGATCGGGCGACATGCGGACGCACTTTGCCGCCAAACTAAAAAGAATTGCGGCCTGCTCCCTTGACTGTGCAGCGCTGAACAATTGCCCGTTTGCTTTAGCCTCTGGACCAGCCAGGTTCAACAAAAGCAAAAAGGCGCTTAGAGTTGTCTTGGCATTCTTACGGCCAAAACTGATGATCGCTCGACGTGTAGGCGAGTCATAAATCCCGCGAATCACGTCCCGCTGAAACTCTGACAAAACAACAGGCTTACCAACTAACCGCCCCTCAGGTATTCGGCAGAATTCCTCAATCCACCGAATATTGCGCTCACCCCTGGTCAACCCGTAGCCTCCCAAGGCTTGCCACCAACGCCAGACTTGCCGGTTTTCGTTTGCGCCGTTTTCTCGGTGTACCGGCTCGACGGGGCAAGTCGCAACTTTGTAGCCATTTGAGCCATTGCACTTGCTTGGCTTGTCAAAATGTCCTTAGCTGGGTGCGCGTACTTGCGCCCCTTGTCATCCTGTAGGACGATGCCATCAGCTTGCATTTGCTTTGCCGCTTCTTTGTAGAAGGCGCTTGCAACACAATACGCGGCCAACAGCGAAACATCACCGGGCTATTGAGTATGAATTTATAGCGGACTACCTGCGCGGCGTTTTTGACCGTTGCAACGTCCGGGCGATTGCGTTTGACCGATACAACATGCGTTTCCTAAAGCCATGGCTTGAAAAAGTAGGCTTCACTGATGCGGAATTGGAGCGGTTTGTAGAGTTTGGCCAAGGCTTTGTGAGCATGTCGCCAGCCTTGCGCGAGTTGGAATCGCGCTTGCTGCAAAAGCAATTGCGGCACGGGAATCACCCGCTTTTAACGATGTGCGCGGCCAATGCCGTGGCCGTGAGTGACCCGGCTGGAAACCGAAAGTTTGCGAAAAATAAAACGTCCGGTCGTATTGATGGGATGGTGGCGCTAGCGATGGCTGTAGGGTCAATGCCGAGCGCGGTGACTGATGCATCAGATTTTTTTGAGAGCTTTGCATGAATTTTTTCCGTCGAACAGCGCTAAAACTGGCATTGAAGGGTGTCGACCTTTCATTGACCAGCCCAGAAGGCTGGGGGATGGGTGGGCCCACATGGTCAAAAGTCAGTGTGAGCGACACTACGCAACTTCAAATATCGGCGGCATTTTCAGCGATCAAGCTGATTACCGAAACAATCGGGGCAATGCCGCTGCACTTGTACGAGAAAAAGCGCGATGGAAGCCGCGAAAGGGCGGTTAATCACCCGCTTTACGACTTGATTCATGGTATGCCGAATGATTACATGACGGCGGTGGACTTCAAAGAGGCCATTGCTACCAGCATTGTCACGCAAGGCATCTCATACAGTTTAGTAAACCGCTTTGAGAGTACAGGCCGCGTGGTCAGTATTCACCCCGTACACAAAAGCAAGGTTACATACACGGTACTTCCTGATGGGTCTATTGAGTACAAATTGAGCCGTAGAAATGGCGCGCAAACCACCCATAAACGGGATGATTTGTGCCCTGTGCGCGGCTTTGGCGGTGTTGGTGATATTGAGGGCTACGCGCCGCATCGTTTGATGCCAAACGCCTATGCGCTTGCGGTGGCTGTGGAAAAATACGGCTCCGACTTCTTTGGTTCTGGTGGTCGGCCTTTGGGCTTACTGATGACAGAACATGAATTTAAAGCTGAACAGCGCGAATCAATTCGTGAAAACTTTGCAAAGTACGTCATGGAATCGTGGCAGTCTGGAAAGATGCCGCTTCTGGAGCGTAATACAAAGTACCAACAGATCACCACGGCCAACAACGAAGCGCAGTTCATTGAGACGCGCAAGCACCAAATTGCGGAGATCGCTCGGATTTATCGCGTTCCGATGCACATGCTGATGGAAATGGACAGGGCCACTTACGCAAACGCAGAGCAGGAAAACAGCCAGTTCTTGAATTACACGCTTTCGCCTTACCTGGTCAGGATTCAAACCGGCCTGAATGCCAGTTTATTGAGTGAAAAAGACCGCAAAACCTACTTTTTCGAGTTTGACACCAAGGGCATTTTGCGCGGAGATTCACAGCAACGGGCCATCTACTACAAAGACATGCGGACGGCTGGCGCTATGACACAAAACGAAATTCGAGGCCTTGAAAATCTGCCCCGAATTGATGGGGCTGATGATTTGCATGTGCCGTTGAACATGGCTCCAGTCGGTCAGTTGTCGCAAATTTTGACAGGCGAGAAAAATGGACAGAATTAATTTTCCACTTGAGCTAAAAGCGGCGTCCGACGATGGCACGTTCACCGGATACGCTGCGGTTTTCAACAATGTTGACCTTGGTGATGATGTTATTTTGCCTGGGGCGTTCAAGTCGGCAAAGACCACCAAAGACGGGAAAATTCGTGTTGCCATCGGTCACCGGCTGGATATGCTGGCCGGGAAGGCGGCGTTTTATCAAGACGATTACGGTTTGCGCGTAGAGGCCAAGTTGTCACTTGGTGTTTCGTACGTGAAAGACAGCTACGCACTTATGCGGGATGGCGTTCTGGATGGTCTATCCGTGGGATTGAACATCATGAAAACCGGCGACACCTACGGGGCCGAGTACGAAAAGCGCGACGGTAAGGTGGTGCGTGTTATCAAATCCGCTGAGTTGTGGGAGTTTTCAATTGTCCCATTCGGCATGAACCCAGCCGCCCTTATTGATTCTGTCAAAGCAGCAAACATTCGAGATTTTGAGGCTCAATTGAGAGGCCTCGGATACAGCCAAACTGAGGCCAAAACACTGGCATCGTGCGGCTTTAAGTCCCTCCATCACCGTGATGGTGACGGAGACAGTGAGACGCTGGCAGAGGCTTTGCACATTCTCAAAACCCTGAACAAAACCTGAAACAAAGGAAACAAAATGAGCGAAATCAATAAAGAAGAACTGTTGCAAGTTGCCAAGGCCGCAAAAGACGCAGTTGCCGACGTGCAAAAAACCCACAAAGACTTGGATGGCCGCGTCGCCAAGTTGCATGAAGAAATGCAGAGCGGCAAAGCCGACGCAGTGACAAAGGCTGCGTTTCAAGATGCCGTTGCCAAAGTGGAAAAGTCAGAAAAGACGCTAGACCGACTGAACGCAGAAGTAAGCGAACTCTTGAAAAAGACGGCTGGCTCTGTGCATGGTGTTGACGTTCAAAAAACCATCGGGCAGTTGGCCGCAGAAAACAAAGGCGCACAGAACTACAGCGGTGGTTACATGGAGTTGGCGAAAATGGCCGGCCCATTGTTTGCTAAAGCCAACGTTACATCTGGTGGGGCTAGCGCTGGCGCTTTGATTGAGGCCTATCGTGTGCCTGGCGTCTTGATGAAGCCCGATCAGCCTCTCACAGTGCGCGATCTGTTCATGTCGGTGAGCATCGCCAGTAACGCAATTGAGTGGGTCAAAGAAAACGTGTTCACCAACAACGCTGGCGCTCAGTCTGCTGAGGCAGCGAACAAGCCAGAATCTGGAATCACTTTCGAGAAAATGACCAGCGCCGTTTGCACGTTGGCCCACTGGATTCCCGCATCGCGCCAAGTGTTGGCTGATGCGCCTCAGTTGTCCGGCTTGATTGATGGCCGCTTGCGTCAGGGATTGAAGCTGAAAGAAGATTCCGAGTTGTTGTTCGGCGATGGAACTGGTGGCCGATTGCTGGGATTGGTGCCACAGGCCACAGCTTATGTTGCGACCGGCATCCCTGCAAGCCCCACCAAGATCGACACCTTGCGCTGGGCCATTTTGCAGGCGTCCAAAGCCAAACTACCCGCTACCTTCGCGGTTCTGAGTTTGGACGATTGGGCCTTGATTGAAATGCAAAAAACCACTGATGGGGCCTACATCTTCGGCAGCCCGTCGAATGGTTCTGAGCCTCGCCTGTGGGGGAAGCGCGTTGTCGAAAGCTTCGGTATGGACGCTGGTGACTTCTTGGTTGGTTCCAGCATGGCAGCGACCATCTATGACCGCGAAGATGTGACGGTTCGCGTTGCCGAGCAACACGCCAACTTCTTCATTCAGAATATGGTGGCAATTTTGTGCGAAGAGCGCCTGGGCTTCACTGTCGAGCGCCCTGCCGCCATGATTAGCGGTTCTTTCTAAGACACTAAAGCAAGAAAATAACGGGGCTTCGGCCCCGTTTTCAATTGGAGATTCAAAAATGATTGCTTTGAAAATGTTTGAGGCTGGTGGCAAAAAGGTTCGCCCAGGTGATGACGTTTCTAAATTCCCTGCTGATGTTCTGGCTCAGTACGAGCGTAACGGATTAGTTGGGCCGAAGGAAACAAAGCCAGCCGCGCCAAAAGAAACCAAGACAGACAAAAAGCAGAAATGAAGCCAACGCTTGAGCAGGTAAAACGGTCGTTACGCCTAACTGGCGTAGACCATGATGATGAATTGGACGAGTTGATTGATCGGTGTGATGCCGAAGCAAAGACGTTCATAGACCAGCCTGTTTTCGAGACACAAGAGACGCTAGACGAATCGACGACTGGCGGTGTGCTGATTAATGCATCGTACACCCAGGCGGTCGTTTTGCTTGTGCGCTACTACTTCGACGATCTCGGTGGGCAGCACAGCGAACTAACGCAAAACGCGGCCTACAACCTGCTTCGGCCATTTAGATTGGCCGGTGTATGAACCCGAATAAACTGGTTCATAAAATCACGTTTCAGCGTCCATTGTCTACCGTTGCCGATTTCGGCCACCGTGTTGACACGTGGACGGATATTGCAACGGTCTTTGCTGACGTGCGGCCCATGGGAAGTAACGAGCGTGTTGCAGCGATGCAAATGCAAAGCGGTGGCACCCATATTGTGACGGTTCGGTATCAATCGAATCTGTGCAGTGTTACGGGGAAAGACCGAATTTTGTTCGGTTCGCGCACGTTCAACATTGTCGGGTTGCCGCGCAATATAGACGAACGTCACCGAGTTTTAGCAATGGATGTAACGGAGGGCGGCGCTGATGGCCACTAAGAAGAATGAGCCAGCAAACCGTATTTATGTGTTTGCAAAGACATGCACCAATGACCACGGATCGTTTGCAAAGGGTGATAAAGCCCGTGGCGCGTTCTCTGATGACTTAGTTGCTTCGTACATCGAAGCGGGGATTCTCATCCATGCAAGTGACCGGACTAGCGGAGCTGCACAAGACGCTCCAGTCTCTGCCCGCGCAGATTGAGGCGAATATCCTGCGCGGTGCTTTGCGACAGGGGCTAAAAGTCATTGAGCAAGAGGCGAAATCAAACGTCCCCGTCAAAGAAGGGGCTTTGCGAGATAGCATAAAAATTCGATTCAAGCGCCAGCGGTTAAAAAAGGCTGGCATGGTTGTGATGCAGGTTGTCGCAGGGAATAAGACGGCATGGTATCCGCACTTGATTGAGTACGGAACGGCCAGTTACTACACCGGGAAGGGCCGGACGGTTGGAAAACCTTACATCATCAAAGCGAAAGACGCTACCGGTAAAGAGCTTAGCAACAAACTAAAGAAGTCGGCGCTTCGATTCGGCGCGACGATGACAAATCAAGTCGTTCACCCGGGCATTAAGCCGCAGCCGTTCATGCGGCCTGCTGCTGACGCTCTGAGCGGAAAAGCATTGGATGAGTTCACACGGTACGTGCAGAAAAGGCTACCGAAAGAGATAAAGAGGGCTGGCAAGTGATTGAGAACATCGTTGATGCGCTGTTGAGGGTGCCAGCGATTACCGGCGCTGCCGCGCTGGCGCTGGTTGAGCTGCCACAAGGCACAGAGTATCCCGCTGTTGTTTATTCCGTGGTGTCAGACGTGCCTATGGAGTCGCTTTGCGGCCCCGCTACGGCGTTTTCTGCGCGGGTGCAGGTAAATCCATTAGCCGCCTCGATGACTGCTATAAACGCGCTCCATGCCGCAATCAAGACTGCAATGGAGAGCGATGTAAAGCGCGTAGTTGCAGGCAAAGCAGTTCGTTTTTGCCGATTGACTGGCTACGGCCCGACAAGCAAAGACGAATACACCGGCATGTGGACAAAGCCTGCCGATTACCAAATTTTGTACGAATGACGCCCGAGAGGGTTCATAAAGAGTAACCGCCAGCGTGGCGGTTTTTTTACGCCCGTTGCCAGGGCTTTTTTATTGAAGGAAATCAAATGGCCAAATACTCTGGCGCGGGAACGTGCCTATCTGTGAGCGCTGCCGCTCCTGTTACCCATGATGCGGCTGGCTTTGCTGCGCTGACGTGGACGCAAGTCGGTGAGCTTGAATCCATTGGTGAATTGAAAATCACGCATGCAACGGTGACATTCGCGTCCCTGTGCACTGGAAAAACATCTGTAACAAAGGGCGCAGAAGAAGCCGTAACCGTCCCTGTTGTGGTGGCTCTTGACCGAGATGATGCAGGCCAGACGCTTATGACAACTGCCCGTAAGTCGTTGACTGCCTTGTACAGCTTCAAGATTGCCGAATCTAACGGCGATATTGTGTATTTCCGCGCTTACGTGATGAGCGAGGTCATGACCGGTGGCGCTGGCGTGAACGATATCAAAAAAGGTGGCTATGACTTGGGACTTAGTGCCCCAGCGTCTGGCGATACAGCGGTGGTTGTAAACGCCGCCTAACCCGTGTACCGACCGCGCTGCGTTCGTTCCCTTCGCGGGGTTCGGCGCAGTGCGGCACGGGCAATTTTCTAAACCCGCGAAGGAAACGATATGGCATTTAATCTCAAGAAAATCAAAACGGTCGAGACGTTCAAAGTCGAAATCAAGGACGAACAAGGCAACCCAACAGGCGTTATTTTCACGCTTGCCGGGCCGAATCATCCTGTCCGTAAAGCCGTACAAATGGCGCTCAATCGCAAGATGATCGCGCACGCTAACAAAACCGGCAAAGTGCAATTGCCTGACCCGGAAGATGCGGAAAAAGACCGAGTGAAAAACCTTGTGGCTTTCACGTTGGGATGGACTGGCTACGGCGACGATGCAGGCCTTGAAATACCCTTTAGCCAAGCCACTGCGCAAGCCCTGTACGCCGACCCTGAAATGATGTGGCTGGCCGATCAAGTGGAAGCAGCACTGGGGGAAAAAGACCGTTTTACGCAGCGTGCAGACAACAGCTAAATGAAGAACTGGCGCTCTATGCACGCCTTTTGGCGTGGTTGAACAGAGCGCCGATCTTACCCGGCGAGAAAGAAAAGCGTGGCGATAAAACCCGCGCTGAAATCGCACTAGAGGCAGGCTTAGAGTTATGCCTTCCTATTGTTTCTGCACGCTACTTAGTTGAGTACCTTTTTGATTGTGGCTGGTGCCAGTCAGGATTTTCTGGCCCGTCAGTGATGACGGCTACCGAGATACAGGCGTGGGCCAGGTTATCGGGCCACGATCTTGACCCCATGGAGTTCGCTGCAATGCGAAGCGCAAGCCGCGCCTTTGTTGCGCAGTGGAACGACGACACCAATATCCCTCCCGACTACGAAGGCGCTAAAAAGCCTGACGTTACATCTCAATTGAAAACCTTTAAATCCATGCTGGGCAAACAGTGATAAACGTCGGAACCCTCACCATTGAAATGGCCGCGAATGTGGCGCGTTTACAGCAAGACATGGCTAAAGCCACGTCCGTTGTTGACAACGCTACAAAGAGCATCCAAAAGGCCGCTGGCATGGCTGGAACGGCCCTAGGCGCCATCGGTGTTGGCTTGTCTGCATCTGTGTTCGCTGGCTGGATCAAGGGCGCTATAAACGCTGCAGACGAGGCCAGCAAGCTTGCCCAAAAAGCAGGCTTGGCGGTGAAGGACGTTGCAGGCCTGACGCTGGCGTTTGAGCAATCAGGCATGACCGCTGGTGATGTTGCCGGGGCCATGTCTAAATTGTCACGCGGCATGGCCGATGGTAACAAAGCTTTTGCAGCTATGGGCCTGACTGCGCAAAACGCAGACGGCACGCTGAAATCAACCCGCCAAATGCTTGGCGAAGTGGCTGGTAAGTTCGAGGGATACGCAGACGGTGCGGGTAAAACCGCGCTGGCCATGGAACTGTTCGGCAAATCTGGCGCGGACATGATTCCATTGCTGAATGGTGGTGCAGAAGCGTTAGACGAATTCGACCGCACGGCAAAACTGTTGGGCCTCACGCTTGATGAAGAAACGGCCAAAAACGCCGAGAAATTCAACGACACCTTGGACTTGATGGGCAAGGCAGGGCAGGGTGTCGCTACTCAAATCGCGGCCCAACTACTACCGACGCTAACAAGTGTGGCCGGTGAGTTATTCAACACAATGACGCAGGGTGATGGCTTGCGCAAGACTGCCGACTTCCTAGCTACTGCGTTAAAGGGCTTGTACATAGTTGGCATGACGGTGGTGCGTGTTTTTTCTGCCGTGGGTTCATTGCTTGGTGCGGTAGGCGCGTCAATTGCCGCCGCGCTCAATGGAGACTTCGCCCAAGCGTCCGATATTTGGAAAATGCACCTTGCCGACAATGCGCAGGCAGGCAAAGAATATGCCGATAGCGTCAAGCGCGTGTGGGAAGGAACAGGGAATATCGCTGTTGAGACTGCCGCCAAAGTTGCTAAGGGCGTGGCCCCTGTAGTTTCCAGCGGGACAAAAGCAGCCCGTGAGGCTGTTTCTGAATTCGACAAGCTAAAGGCAAAGCTTACCGCTGATGTTGCAAAGGGCTACGCCGAGGCCGAGGCCGCTGCCAACGGCTACAACAAAGCGCAAGTGAGGGCTTTGGAAGTGTTCGCCTCGCCAGCGTGGAAAACATTCACAAACGACCAACGCGCCATTATTGCAGGCTACCTAGAGCAGGCCATTACGGCTGAAAAAACCAAAGACGCTACCAAGGCCCTGGCTGACGCACAAAAAGCCGCCAGCGAAGCCTACGCATCATGGATTAAGGGGTACGCCGACAGCGTGAAGGATGTTGAAAAACGCCTCGCCGACATGCAGCAAGAGGCCGAGGCTTTGGATTTGTCAGAGCGTTTGCAAATTAGCTTGGCCCAAGCTGTTGAATACACAACGATTGCCCGTCTTAAAGAGCGTCAAGTCGCGGCTATGGGTAATGAAGATGTAGTACTCGCGCTGCAATCAGAAATTGATGCCCGTGAAAAATTAATAAATGCGCTTGGAGCAAAAGAACAAAAAGAGTTGATCAAAGCCAACAAACTCGCGTCTGAAAAATCACAGGGCGAATGGGCAAAAACTTGGAGTTCGGTTTCTGAGGGATTCCTGAGCGCCATGATGCAAGGCGGAGATGCTTTGAAAAAATGGTTAGTTGATACGTTCTCAAAGCTTGTTTTGCAGCCAATCTTGTCACCACAGGGCGGTGATGGCGGTTCATGGCTATCAAAAATTGGCTCGTATCTTGGATCATCAAGCAATGACGTAGAGACAAAAGCGGCAGAGAAGGGGATGGGGATGGATTCCGCGTCAACGTCTGCTGGTGCATCGTCTCTCGGTAGCTACGCAGGGTGGGCTGGAATGATTTATTCAGCGTTCCAGATGGCAAGTAAGCACTATGACCAGGGCTACAACCAACAGTCGCTCAAAGATTCAAAAGCCTATAAGTATTCGTATGAAAAACAGACATACGACTTATTGAAGAAAATTGGCGTGAATGAAAAGTGGGCATCTGTTTTGTCCGGCGGCAATCACATGTCCTTCTTGTTTGGCAAAAAGCTTAAAGGGTGGGGACCTGTCGGAAACTTTAACGCCGATGGGTCGGTGTCTGGTCAGCAGTACAAATACTACAAGGGCGGGCTACTAACATCCAATAAAACAGAATTCACGGACATGACCGGTAAGAGCGGGCAAGAGTGGACTACAAAGCTCAAAAATTTCCGTGATGGCATGTCTGCAATGGTGCAGGCCCTTGGATTGTCCGGTGATTCAATAAAGAAATTCGCAGGGCAATTGAAAGTTGACATTGCCGGTTTGAGCGACGAGGACGCAATGAAAAAAATTGAGTCCGATCTAATGGCAATGCGTGAATCTATGGCTAATACAGTGCCTGGATTGGAAAAATTTGCGGAGGCAGGAGAGACTGCCGGCCAGGCATTTATTCGCTTGTACACAGAAACGCAGGCCGCGCTTGAGAATGCAGGCATTACGAGTGAGTCAATAGCTGATGTGATAGTTCAAGGCATGACGGGGCGGCTTACTGATGCCCAAGTCGGGGAGCAGCTTTCAGACATCATCATCGGCGGAATTTATAACACCATTGCCGGTGGTTTCGCAAAGCAGATCAGCGATGTGTTTATGACGCAGATCATGGAGCCGATCATGATTGCTGTAACCGCTGGAGTGCCACTGTCGCAAGCTATCAGCCAAGCTGCGATAGATGAGGTGGTGGCAACTGCGCAAAGAGCGGCAGAGGCTATGAAGGTGATTTTCCAGAATGAGGCATTTTTGGCGGCTATGGAGCAAATCAGAGCCACTATTAGTAGCATCTCTATTTCGACTGGAGGAGCTGCTCCGTATGTGAATTCATTTACTCGCTCTGTTGATACATCTGCGAAATCTGCCGAAGATTCGGCTCAGAGAATAAAAGATGCTTGGGCAGACATGGGCGACACACTGACAGACGAAATTCGACGTATTAAGGGTGAGATTGTCGGCGATACGTCCGGTGGACTGGCGTACACACAAGCCCAATTTGCCATCGCAACAGCGCGCGCACGGGCCGGTGACATGGACGCGGCAAAGATGCTTCCTGAGCTTTCCAGGGCACTGATTGAGCTAGCCAAGGGCAGTGCCTCGTCCCTTAGTGACCTTCGCGTTACACAGGGTGCCACGGCCTCCAGCTTGATCGAAACCCGCCGCATCTTGTCGCAGCAATACGGCTTCGATGTGCCCGCCTACGCGGCTGGCGGCTCGCACCCAGGCGGATGGGCCATCGTTGGCGAAAACGGGCCTGAACTTGTAAACATGCCCGCGTCCACGGTGTACACAAACGGCGATTCGCGCTCGATGCTTGATAACTCTGAACTGATTGCCGAGATTCGCGCATTACGTGCGGAAGTCGCAAGCCTTCGTGCCACAAGTGCAGATACTGCCAGCGCAACCCGTGGGATGGAGAGCACTATCAACAAAGTCACTCAGGGCGGCTCCGCTATTTTGACGGAGGCAGCATGAAGATTTTGAAGCCCGTCCAAATTGTTGACGCTAACTTCATATCGTCAACAGTTGCAGAGCCATACGCTACAGAAACCGCATGGTCTGCCGGTACATCGTACACGGTCGGAACACGGGTTATTCGCACTACTACTCACCGTGTCTATCGCAATTTGATTTCCGGGGTGAATGCTACCGTTCCGGAGTTGGCGCCAGATCGCTGGTTTGACGAAGGGCCGACGAATAAATGGGCATGGGCCGACACTGAGGTGAGTACGCCAACGCAATCCACATCCACCTACCAGCAAGTGGTGCGCCCTGGAGCAATCAGTGACGTGGCGATATTTGGCATGGAAAACGTTAGTTCAGTCCAGGTCGAGGTCTGGGATAGCCCCGGTGGAGCGCTTCTATTCGACACTACGGTGTCGGCTGAATTTTGGGGGAACGGTGATCCTTATGTGTCCTACTATTTTGACACGCCATATTTCCGCAATAAATTGATCGTGAGTGGCCTGCCCGCCGATACGACATGCGAAGTGCGGACAACGCTCACATCTGCATTATCGAGTATGTCGTTTGGGCTCATTGCCTATGGACGGTTCACTGATTTGGGGTGTTCTGAGTTTGGGTTTAGCGCTTCGCCCGTCGATTATTCGCGTATCAAGATTGACGACTACGGGAACAACTACATCGTTAAAGGCAAGCGCGCACGGGATTTGTCTGGCGTTGTTCGGATGCCCGTAGAAAGTGCAAATTCCATTGTCGAAACAATCGACAGACTACTCGGTACGCCATTACTTGCAGTGACCACAGATAACCCCGCACTCGATTACCTTAATTCGTTTGGCCTTGTTAGCTGCCGCGCCAGCGCAGACGGCCCAAATGAAGCGCGGCTCCAATTTGATATGAAAGGCTTGATTTAATGACAGCAATCGTTGTACCCGTGCCGGTGCCTGTATCGGCGCTTCCGCTGCCAGACTCGGCAGACCTGGCGACATGGCCAGTGCGCATGAAAGAGCTTCATCGTTGGATGAGTGAAGATGCCGCCGCCTTCATTTCCGCTTTGGGTGAATCAGCATATCAAAACGCCTTGCACGCTGTTGCAATGGCAGATTCAGCAGCAGGATCAGCGAACTTCAAAGGCGCATGGAGTGCGCTGACCGGCGCGCTCAATATGCCCGCCAGCGTGTCCCATTCCGGGAGGATTTGGCTGCTAAATGCCAATCTCGCGAACGTCACAACCGCCACACCTGGGGTGTCTGGTTCGTGGATTGATGTTTCCAATTTCTTGGCTGGAGTTTCTACTGCAATCGCCGCTCGCTCTGCGCTGGATGTGTACTCAAAATCTGAGGTTTACTCAAAAGCCGAAGTGCTAGCCCTCTCTGTCAAGCCCAATCTAATCGACAATAGCAATTTTGCGATCAATCAAAAGGGCGTGAGCGGTACTGTAACGCTGGCGGCTGGTGTATCGGGGCATGACCGCTGGTGCGGCGGTGCCGCTGGTTGCACTTACACATTTGCCACTAGCGGCGGCATTACGACAATCACAATCAGCGCGGGCAGTCTTGTGCAAGTGATCGACGGGCTTGACCTTGAAACAGGCACTTACACCGTGGCACACAGCGGGACGGCACAGATACGTGTCTACAGCGGCACATACGCTGCAGGCCCCATTGCTGTGTCGGCAACTGGCGGCACAAAGCTTTCAATCGAATTCGGAACGGGCACTGTAAAGCAGGTTTGCATGGTACGCGGCACTACGCCTGGCGTGTGGACGCAAAAAGCGATTGCGGATGAATTTGTGCGGTGCGCTCGTAGTTTGTACGTTGCTACGACGCGACCCCTTGGTCTCACTCTTAGTTCAAATTACTTGTACAACGGCGTGGTGCAGTTCCCAACGCGAATGCGCGCAATTCCAACTATGTCGGGAGCCTCATTCCAAGTGGGCGGCGGGTCTTCTGGGACTGTTGAGTTAATCAATAGCTCGGGCTCTGCTGCCACGGCAGATGCAGTGCAGGTGCGAAACTCTGCAAACAACTGGGTCGGCCAAGGTGCATTTGTTTCACTTACAGCAACATTTTCAGCGGAGCTAACACCATGACATACAAACAAATTGCAGGCGGCGTTATCCGCGTAAGCGATGGCACTCAAATACCGAATACGTCAGAATCTTATGGGGTAGTGCAGGCATGGGTCAATGCGGGGGGTGTTATCACTCCTGCGGATCAGGTGCCACAGTTTGATGCAGACATTGCCAGGTACTCAAAACGCGCTCGAGCAAAAGATCAAATTCTGGCTGAGTTCGCTGCTGAAAACATGGCCCGTGTGCGGGCTGGGACATGGACTGTTCCGCAACTCATTAGCTTGACGCAAGACGCGGGATTAAAAGGGCTACTCGATAACGTCAACACATTGAGTTTTGAGATTGCCGCGAGCATGGTGCCGGGGCTTACAAACTCGCTACTCACTGCCCCGATCAAAGCTGGGTGGGTTTCAAAACTTCAAGCCCACTTTTACAACGAGTAAAGAAAAAATGATCGTACTTGGCTATATCGGCGATCACAAAAAAGACACGCTCAGCGTGAGATTGGGATGGGCCTTGGTGCGCATTGCTCAATGGCGCAGCGGCACCTACCGAAAAGTAACCCATACTGAGCTTGTGCTTGATGGGGTCACATGCAGGGGTGCCACGATTGCCAGCGCAAGCATTCGCGATGGCGGTGTGCGAACAAAAACCGTGGATCTTGAACCGGGCAATTGGATTGCACTAGAAGTTCCGGCATGGGAACCTGCTCGGGGCACAGCCCGTGCGTGGTTCGCCCAGCACGACGGTGAGGGCTATGACGCAATCGGGGCGCTTGCTACCCGTTTATGGTGGCTTCGGCAAGTGATTGAAAAATGGTTTTGCAATGAGGCAGACGGTGCTGCTGTTGGGCTGCTCGACCCTGCTCAATACCTGCCAGCGCAGTTTTTTGCAATCGCCGCATCACTTCCGGGGACGCGTGATGTGACCGCCGAATTTTTTGGATCTTCAAAATGACCTGCGCAGCACAAATCCAGCACATCACCGGCAGTGCTTTTTCGGTTGTACTGACCAGCGATACCAGCCCTATTTTAGAGGGGGGCGAACCGATTGCAGACACAAGCGGCTGGGGTGTTGAAATCGTGCTTCACAAAGCCGGTGCCGCATCAATTGTATTGGCCGGTTCGTGGCTGGACACAGTAGCGCCAACGTGGCGCATGCTGTTCCAAATGTCATCTGCAACTTGGCCCGCTGGTGTGTATGAAGTTGGCTTGCGCTACACCGGCCCAGACGCCCGCGTGTTTAGTATCGACACCACTCTGTTTGTGAATGTCAAATCATGGAATTAGCAGCCGCGAATTTCGCAGGGCCCGCTCCATGCGTCTACACCACGCAGGCGCATGACTTCGCGATTGTTGCAGGCGCACACACTGGCCCGGTCGGTGCCGAGTACGAATTTTCAGGAGGGCAGACTGTTGTAGTGCTGCCTCATGCGCCGTCTGTCATTCAGTCGGCGCCCGTCCATTTGGGTATGCAAGGCCCGCCAGGGAGCGCCTTGGACGGCTTTGATTACGACGCAATCGTCGGTGCAGCATTATCAATTTAAAGAGGTTTTACTATGTCAGCTCAAACAAATATCGCCAGCGCATTTTTGCGCGTTGTAACCGCAATCAACGCTGTGTCGGGACGTGTCGGCACACTATCAAGTCTGACCACGACCGATAAAACAAATCTCGTCGCCGCACTCAATGAAGTGAAAGGGCTCATCCCATCCGCTGCCGCAGTGATCAACGATGCAGCAACATCCACCGGGTCTACGTGGTCGAGTACAAAAGTGCAGAGCCAGATTACTGCGGCAATCACCGCGCTTGTGAGTGGGGCGCCTGGTGCACAAGACACACTCGCAGAGCTTGCCGCGCAGATCACTGCCCTTGCCGCTGCTGATGGGTCTCTATTAAGTTTCGGAGGTGCGCAGACCCTCACGTCAGGGCAGCAATTGCAAGCCTGCACCAATCTCGGGATTGGCGATCCATCACACAATTACGTTGCGGCGATTGAATCGGGATTGAGCGCGGGGCTGTAAATGCAAGCGCAACTTTCAACAGCGTTTAGTCGGATCGTTTCGGCGGCTAATGCAGTCAATACCAAGGCTCTTTCCCTGTCTACTGGACTGATTACTACTAACAGCAATGTGACCAGCTTGTCCTCAAGCACGTCTACTACCGTTACCAGTCTGTCCACGGCCATTGCGGGGGCTGGCGGTGCACAGCAGCGCATGCTTGTGCGCGAAGAGCAGGCCAGCGGCACATACGGAGGCGCCGCTTCTGCGGGCAGCAACACCCGCACGCTTAACACTGTTGTCTACAACACGATCACTGGGTCAAGTCTCGCATCAAATCAGATCACGCTACCCGCAGGCACGTATTGGATTCGTGCCGTCGCTCCTGCTTATGCGGTGGGTGTTCACCGGTTGCGGGTGATTCGAGCTAGTGATTCGGCGACATTGATTGTGGGCGCAGTTGGATATGCGCCTGGAACGGCATACGAGACGGCAGAAATTTCAGCCCCCATCACACTAGCGTCAACGACCGCGATCTATATAGACCATCACTGTGCATCGGCATCGTCCCTTGTCGGCCTTGGGACGTGCGCGGCATTGTCTGGCGAAATTGAGATATTTTGCTCTGTTGACATCATCAAGCTATGAAATCCTGTGCAAAAACCTATCATTTTTGGGAGCTATCTTTTTATGAATTTGGGTGATAGCATTAGCGCGACATTGGCCGCGCAGTTGAAAAAAGGGAATTAACGCGATGGTCAAAAAAGAACTTTCCCCGATTGATTGGTTTAACGCAGTGCTTCGACAATGGTTCGTCCACATCCTTCTAGGTCTCACCACCTTTATTGCGTGGCAGGCCTGGGACATTTCAAAATCGGTGAGTAACCACACGTTCCGAATCGAAGCGCTCGAAACGGAAGTGAAGTCCCTGAAAGCTGCTGTGGTCACGCGAAGCGAACTGCTGGAAACGATGAAGCGCATAGAGCAACAGCTAGAAATAATGATGCTCCGGGCCGGTGTGAAGCCGAGCCAAAACATGTTGTCGGGCGGTGAAAAATGAAGCTCTACGACAACTGGCGCGAAATTCTTAAAAAGGCATGGTCGATTCGATTTATGGCAATGGCGTGGTTTGCGTCAGTCGCTGAGTTCCTTGCCCCTTCGCTGCTGGAAGGAATGCCTAGGGGCCTATTTGCGGCTTTGTCGGCCACGTTTGCAATGCTTGGTATTTGGTCGCGTACCGTGTACCAGAAAAGCATAGAGAAGGGCGTCTGATGGCAAAACAAATAATGCACAAAGGCGGCGCGCTAGTGTTGGCAAGTGTCGGACTTGTCGCCATGCTGACCCGCTGGGAACCTGCGCGCGACCCTGGTCTAGTTTATGCCGACCGGCTGGCGAACGACCTTCCAACAGTGTGCAACGGCATCACACGGCACGTAAGCCCGTATCCCGTGGTTGTTGGTGAGCGTTGGAGTGCTGAAAAGTGCGCACTGGCCCAAGAGTATGCTTTGGCACAAACGCAAATGAAGCTTTTGCCGTGCTTTAAGGTGCGAATCAGCCAAGGCCAGTTTGATGCTTTTTCGTCGTTCGCGTGGAACGTTGGGTTTGCCGCTGCTTGCGGTTCGCGCGCCATGGCCCTGACAAATTCAGGTCAAGCGGCTCAAGGGTGCGATGCATTGGCCCACAAACCAGACGGTGAACCGGCCTGGTCTTACGCGGCAGGTCGGTACGTTTTCGGCCTTTACAAGCGCAGGCTTGACGAGCGCCGTTTGTGTTTGAGTGGTGTAACGGGGGTTTAGATGGAAAAAATTGCAATGTGGTTTGTCGGCGTGATAAGCGCATGCTCTGTGCTTTTCGGCGCGTCGATGTATGCCAATCGTGAGTTTTTGCTCAGTGATTTGGCCGCAGCGCAGGACGATCTTGCAACTTACAAGGCCTCCGTCAAAGAGGAATTGGCCGTGTGCCGGGGTGAGGAATGAAAACGGTTCTAATCGTTGCGGCTGTGGCTGGTGCTGTGTACGTGCTCTATTGGGTGAACTGGGTCGCGTCGGCGCTCCAGCGCATGTCCTGATGCTCGAAATCTTTGCCTTTGCCCTCATGTTTGCTGTGCCAGCGTACAAGTGCACAGTGGCCGTGCGGTCGTGGTGGGTAGGCCGCAACAGTCACAGGATTGGAGATTGAAATGAGCTTGCTAGACGCTTTTATCCCGCGCTGGGCCCAGTACCTTGCCGGGGCCGCAATCGTGGCCGGTGGGTGCTATTACGTGGCCGACAGCATTGGTGATGCGCGGGAAGCCAAGGTAACGGCGCTTTACGAGCGAAAAATTCAGGCCGCCGCCGATGAGGCTGTTCGGCAGACCACAAAATTATATGGAATGGTAGATGATGCAAACGCAAAATACCAAGCGGCCATGGCCGACATTAGCGCTGCTGGCCAGCGCATTGACGCTCTTAATCGCCGGGTGCGCGACACAGGGCCAAGCCCCAGCCAAATTGCCAACGCTCCCCCATCCGCCCTCCGTGACTATGCCACCGAAGTCGGCCGAGATTTTGAAGACTGTCGAGGACGATATGCAGCGATGGGCCGAATCGCAGCTGGAGCGAGTGAGGCGGCTTGGGCTCACCGACTAGCGTGGCCTGGGTGGGATAGGTCGGTAAAAGAGTTTGAACAACAACTGAAAGGGATGAAATGAAAAAACTGATTCTTGTGGCCTTCGCGGCCCTGGCCCTGGTAGGGTGTGCAACGAGCGATTACGGCACTTACGCGAAAGCGCAGGCCGATGCAGCGCGGCACGAAAGCGAAGCAGAAACGGCCCGCATCATTGCGTTGGCGAAAGTTGCCGAATCCGGTGATGCAGCAACAAAGGCTGGGGCAGTGATGGCGCTGGCATTGTCTGGCAACAAGACAAAAACAACGGTGCAGGCCCCGCAAAACGAGGCGCTGGACTGGGCGCAAGTGCTTAGCCCGCTGGCCGGGCAAGCCGTGCAAGGCCTGTTTAGCTACAAGCTGGGCGTGGTGCAGTCAAATAACTCCGTCCAAACCGAGGGCATACGCTACGGCACAATGTCCAATATTGCCGGGGCTGGCATTGCAGGTGCAGCTAAAGACCCGGTGATTGTGCCACCTTGCGTGATTACCGAAGCTGTGATTCAGTGCTGATACCGCAATCGAACTGTTAAGGATTACTTGATAGTTCACCATCGCGAGGATGTGCTCGATATGGTCAACCTGTCATTTTTTCCGACAAGTTGACCATTTTCCTGGCGGCAGGAAAATGGTTAGCGCGGAAATCAGTAGGCATTTTTGTAGGCATTATTGTAGTTTTGACGCTATGAGTGGCGTATTTGCTAGCGTATCGAATCCCGCCTGTTCCGCCAATTTGGCCCAACTAAACCCAAACGAACCCGCCTCAAGCGGGTTTTTTTGTTGCAAAATCAAGGGCGTAGGGGTTGTTTTACCCCACCGTAGCCAACCCGGTACGCCCATAGACCACCGTGGTCATGTAGGCAGTCGTGTAGGCATGATTTTGACGAACTGCCACGATGCCTACAAATACCCTTACCGATGCCGCTTGCAAGAGGGCGAAACCCGCTGAAACGCCTCTCAAACTGTTTGATGGCGGTGGGCTGCACCTGTTTGTAAGCCCAACGGGTGCTAAAACCTGGCGCGTGGCATTTCGGATTGACGGCAAGCCTCAGACAAAAAGCCTGGGCGCTTACCCGCTGGTTTCGCTTGCAGACGCCCGCGCCGCGCGTGACGCAATCAAACTGCAATTGCTGGCTGGTACTGACCCGCGCAAGCCACGAACGGCGGGTGCTAGCGTGACGCTTGGGGCCGCTGTTGAGCAATACTGGGGTGGCAGGCAGGACGTGACCGAGAAATACCGCCAGAACGCCATGCGTGGCATATCTATGCACCTTGGCCCGCTGCTGGCCGTGCCTGTTGCAAAAATTACGCGGGACGATTTGCTGGCCCAGTTGCTGGTGATGGACAAAGCCGGGTTGTACTCCTACGTCCGCAAAGTTCGCGTGTGGGTTGGCCTGGTGTTTGATTGGGCCGTCGAGCGTGGTCACTGTGCAATCAACCCGGCCACTCTGATAAACCCAGAAAAAGCGTTCGGTCGGCAGCAAGTGGAATCGCACGCAGCGCTTGAGCTCTCAGAAATTGGGCCACTGCTGCACCGGTTATCGTTCGAGGAGCGTATCCAGTCGGTGCTGGCGCACCAAATGCTGGCCCTCACCTGGGTTCGCACGGTCGAACTCAGGACAATGCGCTGGGCAGATATTGACGGCGATCTGTGGCGGGTGCCGTCGATGGTCATGAAAAAGCGCCGTGACCACCTGGTGCCACTGTCACGCCAAGCGCTGGCACTGCTGGAAGAACTCAGGGCGCGCCGTGGGGAGAGTGAGTACGTTTTCCCGAATGACCGGCGCGACGACCGGCCAATGAGTGAGAATTCAATCCTCTATTTGCTGGCCCGAGTGGGCTATGAGGGCCGCATGACAGGCCACGGCTGGCGGTCGGTGGGAAGCACTTGGGCGAATGAGGCGGGTCACAATGACGATGCCATAGAGCGCCAACTGGCCCACGTACCCGGCGACAAAATTAGGGCTATCTACAACCGCGCCGAATACCTGCCGCAGCGTGCCAAGCTGTTGCAGGACTGGGCTGATTGGCTTGATTTGCAATTACGCAATGTTCACGCCAGCGGCTTTAAGGGTTGACAGTCGCCAGGCTAATGTCCTGCGGCTGATCGCCACGTCAGGCGCTGGGATTTTCTTTGCTTTGATCCAGCGCCTGACGCATTCCGAGCCTACGCCCAATGACGTTTGCAGCTCTTGGCGCTTAATTGTGCGGTCTGCTATTTGATCGCTCATGCGCTACCCCCTTTCAGCCACCAGCGGTCAGCCCATTGGATAATTTTTTGCGCTCGAGTATTCTCTTTGATTTGCGCACTTAACTGAGCGCTGAATGATGGTGCGTGTGGTTTAGATTCAACGCTCCATTTCAAGCCGTCCCACCAGCGGATTGATTCGATATTTTTCAGAAGACTAGCAGGCCACCACCCAATCTCAGGCGGCGGCCCACTGTGCCAAACTGGGTTATCTGGCACGTCGTAAACCTTGTCGTCGTTTGCTTTGATCTTCATTTCATTAGCCTTTTCATCGAAGCCGGGATTTTTGGCAATGGATACCACCCGATAAACTGAGGGTCTTTGCCGTCGTAATTGCTCAGTGTTGCTGAGCCGTACATCGTGCACAAAAGCACTTTAGCGCCGCGTGGGCATGTCTCGATCGGCAAGTATTCCTTGTCCTTGTCCACGACGACTGCGAGCGTGTCACCGGCCTTGGTCATGTTGCAGATTCAATCTTTTCATTCAGATATTCCATATTCCATGTAGGGTGATAAATCCGCAAGCGGCCTTTTTTATCGCCGTCCATTTGGCATTTCAAGTGTGCGTTTGTTCCGCCAACAATCACCCCTTCTGTGTCTCCACAAAATCGGATGCGCTGCCCAATGTTTGCTGGTACGTCATACGTGTCGCGGATGTATTTCAGGCTGTCGCTGCTTGCGCTCATTTCACTCTCCCCACAGTAAAAGTCACGCCCACATTGCCGATTGAGTGGCTTTGCTGGCTGATGATTTCGACGCCACGAGTGCAGTCGTTTTCGTGATTCGCCGCCTTTGGACAACGCTTGTCGCCGCACTCTGGGCAAATAATCACTCTGATGCTCTCTGGGTCATTTGCAAAGTCCCATGGGCGGCAAGTTCTGCATTGGCATTGTTCGCTCATTTAAACACCCCTTCCAACACAACAATTACTGTCTGCAACATCGCCAAAGCCATTACGGCAATAACAAGTTTGCGCGATACACGCACTTCATTCAAACGGGCGTTTAGCGTGGCCACTTGGGCTTGCAGGGCTTCGATTTGCGCGATGTACTTCGCGGCTTGGTCGTATTCACTCATCGCTTCATCCTTTCAAATGATCGTCATCTATTGCGCCGAGGACTGTCACCAAGCCCAGCGCAATAAACGTCACAGCTTGCAAAGCTGCTTGTTCGGGGCTTGTTGGTGTTATTAGACACATCCCGGTCAACACAACCGCAATAAGATTTAGACACATGAAACCAAACGGCCAAGCAACAGCAAGCCACCACAGTTTGTACTTTTTGAATATGCTCATTTAAACCACCACACAAGCAAAATAATGAGGGGCTCTAGCAGAGCCAATGAAAGCACAGCAGCGGCTGGCGCCAATATTATTGCTACTAAAAGTTTCCAGTTCATGGCTTTGTCTCCGTAGGCAACCGCATTGCTTTCCCAACTGCACCTGCGTGGGCTTCTTTGTCGGGGCCGATGTAGGCGCCCACAAGACGCCGCATACTCTCCAAATTGCTAAACCACACT